ATCCTAGTCCCCTAAGAATTTAACAACAGCCGGACCAGTCCAAGAAACAGTATCGCCTATTCTAACTGGAATTATGCGTTGTCCGTTTAAATTAATGACATCACTACCTCTAGTTAAATCTATAGTTACAGCACCAGTTAAAATAACCTTACCATTGGCATTGGCAGTAAAAGGAGATGGTAAAGTAACAGTGACTACAGCAGGAGCAGGTTGAACTAACTGTTGTAAAAAGCTATTCCAAGGAGGAAGTATATATACTAAACCATCCTTAACTTTACCCCATGCCGCTTGCATATTTGGAACTGGTAATGTCATTTCCTAGCAGGCTTTCTGTCAATAAACCCGCCATTCAATGCAGTAACTAAATCAGCAGACCATTGAAGTTTAAAAATTCTGTCCCTAGCTTGTCCTAACCTATTCCAAGAAGGAGACGCCAAATAATTACCAGTCTTACCTAAGCTCTGTTCAACCTGATTACCATAAGTCTTTCCTTTATCGTCAGACCAGCTTAAGCTTACCATAGGGTTAGCTTCTTGATCTATAATCGTGCCTACTTCCATATCAGCCTGAAAACAAAGATATGTAACTTTAACGTTGTTATCTGTACTGTGGGGAAACGTCCTAACCCTTACAATAGGCGTACCTTCATCAGTAGAAGCTGATAACGTTAATTGTAGGAGCTTTCCATTTTCCCAATCCCCAACTAGGATGACGCCATAGGCAAACATACAGCAGTTAGCGCGCGGCCTGTTAAAGTTACCATCAGTATCGCACCAATTCCATTCAGACCATTGCTTAGTCTTAACTTCGTAAAGCCAACCTTTATTTGCAGTAGGAAACACGAGCGCATAAAAAGCATGGTCTCCAATTTGAAAACAAAAACCAATAGCATCAGCTAATGTAATGTAATTTTTAAATTCTTGTACAATTCTAGGAGTAGATATTTCAGAAACATCGTACCCCTGACCTTGAACAACAATTCCACTTCCTTGCTGATCCTGCATAATCCAAAAAACTAAAACATCCATAGTCGCGATAGAATTAGGAGCAGCACAGCCATGATTAATATACGCGCCTTGCTGTTGCTGGAAATAGAAGTCAGCCGCTCCAGTACCTATCCAAACTTCTGTAGTAAGATTTCCAATTAACCAAAGTTCTCTGTGAACTGATACTATGCCCACAATAGGATCATTGAAACCAGACTTAGCAGCAATATCTAGTGGATCAAAAGCCCCTACTGTACTGAGCAATGCGAAATCGGCATTAGAAATAGAAATGAAGAATTGGTTAGTACCGGGAACGTTGAATACATAAAACGTGTCTAGCAACGCTACAAAATCAGCACCATAGAAATTAGGGTCAGTGATCTGAGAGAAAGCGTTAGTGTTAATATCAATAACGTACCCGTTAACACCATCTACCAGAACAACGGTAATCCCGTTGTCAACCATGTAAACCTTGCTTAGCCTGTCGGCAATAACACCAATCAAAACTACAGTTTGATTGTTTAAAACATAATAAACGTTAGGCCCTACTACATAATAAGCGGTACCGATACTAGTATTGTAGGTGCAACGTGCTGATCTAGCAAAATTAGGATCAACATACAGAACTGTACCGGGGGTAGGATAATAGGTAACTTGTGCTGGTGCTTGCGGGTCTTGTTGATTTACTTCAGCAAATAGGTTTATGCACTCTTGGCCAGAAGCAATTATGCTCCTACCGCTATACGCTGAGCTTATTAGTTCAACTCGTTTCTGCATCAGTAAGCATCAGCATTAAAAATATAGAAGCCATTGGAATTGTTAAAGCGCAAGCTAGACGGCATCACTAACTTAGATATCTGCAAGTTGGAATTTTTAATTCCATTCAAACCTGAGATAGCAAGCCGATTAGTTTCAATGTTAGGAGGATATTGATAATGAGCTATAATACGCCTTGTTAAATTGTGGTGTATTGGTTCCTCATAATCCTCAGGCATATTAAATTCAGCATCTAAGCTGCTGGTAACATTTGTAACATTTAAAATAAATCCAGCACCAGTGCCACCAATCAAAGCATTAGCTACTGTCAACTTGTCATTTACTTTATAGCCAGAGCCACCATCAACCAAAGTAGCATCAGTAACTACTCCACCTGCTACAGTAATATCTGCGGTAGCTCCACCGCCAAAGCTACTAATGTTAGTCAACGCAACAGCAGGATATGCACCATCAGTGTACCCTGCTCCAGCAGCTTCAATAGCACTTTCTAATATTACAACCTTAAATCCTACAGGACCTTTAACGAGCAAATGCAATTCGTATTGCTCATTGGGTATAGGCCAAATGTAAACATTACCGTAAGGAAACGCCCCATCATAAAAATAAAATTGCGGCCATGAATTTAAAGTTTTAAGTCCAATTCTAATGTAATCTTCATAGCTCCAAATAGGAGTTAAGAAATAGCTAACTTGATCGCTACCACCAGTAAGCTGCTTAAAATAAGCAGCTTGAATTTTATCAGGACGAAGTGTATTGTAGTATTGACCGGGGCCAATCAAATTAGAAATAGCATTATTACCATTAGCTTGAACGTCAATTAGATTAGGAACTAACCAACGCCTTTTCTGCCAAAGGTTGAGCATGCGAGTAAGCAGCGTAAAGCAATCGTTAATATCCTCAGCAAGCGGGGTTTGACCAACGCCAATAACCCCCGCTTCTTTCATCGCTAAGGTAACAAATTCTCTAGCTGTCGTCATTTACCAGTTAGCCTTAGGCTTCTCAGAAGGTGCTTCCGTAGCAGGAACAGAAGCGCGTAAAGCTTTCTCCTCCTCCTCATTGTGAGCAAGTTTGTCACCTATCCACATCGGGTATTTAGTATGACCAAATTCATTTAAAATATTAGGGTCTTTACCAAAGCCGGGATGTGGATGCGAAACATCGTATTCCTGAAATGTCTTAGGACGGCTATCGCCAATCCTATCGACAAAAGGAACATCCAAATCTTTCGGCTCAGGGAAGGCAGTAATGGACATCTTTAATTTTCCTATTTTTAATTATTACAATAGGAAAAAGGGGGCCAAAAGGCCCCCTTTAACCTTTAGTCGTTAAATCCTATCTGCAATGACACAGAGCCATTCAGGACGGATGTACTTGAAGCCAAAGAGCACATCCAACCGCGTAGCTAACTGGTCAGTCTGAGGCAGGTAATCAGTCAGCATACGCATGGACACACCATCAAAGCTGGTGCGCGCCGCTTCTTCAACTGCCTTCTTGGGCATAACCAAGTCAGCAGATGCCATTGTCACCGCCTTCTGAGTGTAGGCAAGCGACTTGCGGTAAACGCTAGAGGCAGGGGTAACGAGTGCAACAGCCGCGCCATTGAGCGGCAGAGCGTCAACAGTCTGATACTGCTGGTCAGCACCACCAACCAAACCACCAACGGGGCCAATCAAACCGGGATAAATCGGAATGGTTGTAGCAGTAGTGGCAACGTCAGCAGTTACAACAAACTGACGAAGTGTACCAAGACTTTCCTTAGTAATACGGTTAACAGCATTTACAGCAGCGATAGTGATAATATCACCCTTCTTGAATGTGCCAGTAATAGCGTTAACAGTTAAGTTACCGCCGCTTGTGGATGTGGACTGGCCACCGCCGTTGACTGTGCCACCAGCAGAGAATGTGCCAGTAGTATGCTTAATCACAGTCTGGTCCCTGAAGAAGCGATCATAACCCAAACCAGACTTCATCATACCACTACGGAACTGAGCAGAAATTTCCGTAACAGGGTTGAGCAAGCCAGCCAATGAACCAACTGTACGCGCGTCAGATGTAGGGTCCTGCACACAGCGACGATCCATCATCGTTGCGCCTTGGTCATCAAGGATAGCATTCGCCCCTGTGAACTGATCCATAGTGGGAGAAATAATAGCACCGCCACCATCAGTATTGGCAATGAGGTTACAAACGCCACCCTCAGAGCCGCGCATAATGGTAGAAGCAACCTTACCGCAAAGCGCGTTGACCATCGGAGCCATGACCAATTCAGAATAACGGTCAATACTCATTGTGCGCTCAGCAGTGGTATAAGGAGTAGCCACATTCTTCTGACTAGAAACAGTCAGTGTGGTGTACTGCTGCGTATTATCCTGCAACTGCATTGCCGGACCATCGGTCACAACAAAGTCAGAGGGCAGACGAATACGAAGGGTATCGCCAATCTTGGCACCGTCAACCGCAAACTGGTCATCATACTGAGTATCCATGTTCATGATGAACAGGTTACTATTTTTAAATAACATTACCGCTTCAGCGGTAATCATGTCGATAGTTAAATAAGTGTTCGCCATTGTAAAAGTCCTGAATTAATGGGTTAAACTGATGGAAAATGCTGGTGCTAGGAGCAGCAAATTTTAAACTAGCCATCAGGGCCATTAACCGGACCAAGGCGGGGAAGTCTTAAACAGGGTTTGAGCCAAACCAAGAAACGCTTATGCCCACACTCATAGCTAAGTGTGGGCATTCGTCAAGCGGATTTTAAAAATTTATACAGTTAGTTGTAGCCTTGTGCCTTTCGCTTTTCTGCGATCATGGCCATACGCTTACGGGTATACACTTCCATATTCTTAGCGTCAGCTTCAGTTAATGAATTTGAAACCGTCCTGTTTCCCTTAACTGGTGTACCGGGATCAGGCACTTTAGAAATTTGCTTCTTGGGAGGCTTCTTTGCATCTGCCAATTTGGTTGATATCTCCACTAGCGTTCTGGTCATCTTGGTAGGTCGCATTTTCCAAATATCTTCAGCTAATTCATCATCATTAGCTATGTGAGCCATAACCTCACCAGCATTTTCCATTTCCTCCAAGACGCCAATCATAAAGGACGGAATGGGGCCGATATCAGCAGCAATCTCATGTATCTTGATATCAAATTCTTTATCAATTTTATTAGCAGCTTTTTGGATTTTTTCGCAAGCTTCTTCAAATTTAGCTTGAACTTCTGCCGCTTGTTTCTCAGCAGCTTTCTTAGCAGCTAATGCTTCAGCTTTAGTTTCAATTTCTTCAGCCGTAAGCTTCTGGTCAGGATTAGCTTCAAGCTGAGCCTTCAGCCTTGCAATCTCAGCTTCAGCAGCCCGTTGAGCCGCAACAGCCTTATCAATGCGGCGTTGCATACGCTCCTGCTTACGAGTAGCTTTAGCTTCAAGCTTCTCCTTAGCTTCGCGTTCTGCCTTTTGCTCATCAGTCTCATTCTCAGGAGGGTCTTTTACTTCTCCCTCTTCTTCGCCTTCTTCATCTTCCTCATTTCCCTCATCATCAGCTTCTTCTTCCCCCTTCTTATCATCGCTGTTATCTTCGCTGTTTGCCTCATTGCTTTCATCCTTGACAATATTACCCTTAGCTAGCTCCTCGCGAAGCTTAGTCTTAGGGTCAACAGCGCCTTCATCATTATTACCATCATACAAAGCGTATGACAGGAGAGAACCACCATTCATTAAATGCTTAAACATTTTGTCGCTTTCTGATTTCTTCTATGATTGCATTCTTAATTTCTAAATATTTTGGGTTTGGCTCTGGCAAAACCAATTTGTTATTTGGATCATTAAATTTCTTATTCGTACTAGCAGCCTCCCTCTTGGCTTCAGCCTCCTCTATGCGTCTTTTAAAATCACCTAATTCCCACAAACTATAGAGGTTGAGGGGCTTACCACCATATGAGATTTCATCGCTCATTAGCAAATCTTTTTCAGTCTAGCCATTTCTTCTTTGGCTACGCTTTTAACAGCCTGCATTCGAGCTTTGTCGCTTTCAATCTCTTTAGCTCGCTGCAAAGCGCGCATATCATCCCTAGCCTGCCACTTCTTATCTTCTTCAGCATAAGTAGATTTAGGAGGAGCGTCACTGACAATCTTAACAGGAATGGGCTTCTTTGAAGAAGCTTTTAACTTTTCAACAGGAAGTTTCTTGCCCATTTTAAATTGTCCTTTTGCTATCAAAATCAAAATCAATTGATGGAGTATTGACTATAACAGGCTTAGGTTTTTCAGTATCAGTCTTGTACAGTGGTGTATTCTCAAATTCCGGTAAGCCAGCCGCTTTACCCATTTCTATTACAGTCGTATCGTTAACTCGCTCCATCAAAGCATTGTAGATAATATCTTTCTGTTCCTGTGGAGTGCTTTCGCGTGACAGTATGTCTGTCAACGCATTTACCGCAGCAGGAATAAATTTTTCAAGGTGAGCACGCGCGAATGCTCTTGGATCATTCTTGTACTTGCGTAAGTCTATGCGTTGCCCCTGAAGCATAATGATGCCCATCCCGCTAGACCTAGCCGCCTCAAAGAACGTGCCAGCAAATTCGCCAGCCGTCTTTTCAACGATAACATCAGACGGGTCCTTAATTTTACGCTCTAGGCTCATTGTTTTTTCTCAAACGGATTACCGGCCACAGGAACTAGCATATAACCGCCAGCACTGAATAAAGGAAAGCCTTTTTGCGTTGCTGTGTCGCGTAGGGATTGTGGAATGTCAATGTAGTGAACTGGCTCAGTTTCGCCCTTATAAAATCGCTCACGCAAAATATCGGCATCTGTAAAGCTATCAAACTTCTTTGATAAAGATACCTCTCTTGCATGGTCTAACCTTGGGTCTAGACCTTCTAGCCAATATTTTTTACCATCAGAAGCTACTCTAATCGAAAACGGCCATTCTTTTTCTTTGTTAGCAACAAAGTCCTGCTTCACCTTAACCCCATGCTCCTTACCAAGCTTCTCTAAAGCCTTGGGAATGATTTGGTCATAGAAACCTTTCATACCTTCGCCACCAATTTTTAAACCTTCTCCAGCAAATTCATGAGGCTTATCCAACTTCATGATTTTGTCAGCCATTTCTTTGCCCACAACATCACTGAGAGGCTTGCCGCTAAATTGATTTGAGGATGCACCAGCGCCAGTAACTTTACCTTCTTTATTTACCATAAGCTTGAATGGAGTGCCTTCCTTAGCGTCGATACGCACAGAACGAGTACCATCTTTGTTTACCATAGGTACAGCGATCTTATCCACCTGCTTACTCAAATCATACCTAGCCGCCTGAGCTTCACCGGGCGTCCAAGACAACCTATCATAACCCTTTTCAGCAGCTTCCCTAAGCATACGCTTAAGGGCTAGTTCATGCCATGATTTTTTAAATGGAGCGTCGGGAACGCCAACATCACCAGCACCAATTTTATTGATTTCAGTTTGAAGTGTGGGCAACTCTTTATAAATTTCTTTATAGCGAGCGTCACTAGTAGCTAACGTTGAAGCTTCTTTTTGAAGCTTCTCACGCTGCTCAACTAAGCTAGCTAACTTCTTTTCTTGCTCAGGACGGTACCCTCTATCCCTCCCCTGCTGATGCCAATCGCTCTGTATCTCCTCCAGATGCAATGACTTCTTACCGTCAATAGTTCTATCATTCATTCTAACATGAGCTAGAATGTTTGGTTCATCCCAATGGGAGGATTTGTAGTAATCACCTTTACTAGCTTTTTCAGCTTGATTAATCAAAATGTCATATTTCATAACTTCATTTGGTGGTGCTTCTGTTAACCAACGTTCACCATATTTTTCCCTAAGACTTTTAGACAACGCCGCTGCTTTATTTCCCAAATCAAACTCAGGGCCTTTAGGTGGCAACGTCAACAGCATTTCCCTGTAATTACTATTTCCAGTAAATGCCGCTACACCATTGCGCCTTACATAAATTGCGTGATTTTCTACAGTTACGCAAAATGCAAAATCATTATACGGCGCTATTTCAAATTTAGCATCATCAACACTAGACCACTCTTTAGATTTTATTCCCACACAATATAGACCGCTTGGACGCTGGCGAACATTAGCGTTTTTTCCAATTAGCAGAATTAAAATTTGAACGTCACCAGCTAACTGCTCAGACTTGGTATAAAATACTGTTCTGTCTAAACGTCCTTCATTTATATGAATACAACCATCGCCTAAAATTAATCCATCAAGCAAACTTTGAATAATAGATTTACTCTGATTGAAAAAGAAATATGGTACAAATTTAAATTCTGATGTTGGCTGCTCATGAAATAGCTCAACTAAATCTTTATTTATAGTTTTAATTCCAATTCCATAGGCTTGACCATAATAGCGCCAAGGCAGGCCCATTCTATCGAGCAATGCTTCTAAACGAGCGCATTTCTCAGGATTATATTCTTTACACTGAGCTATTTGAATTGTATGCTTATTTCCATTTTTATGCTTATAAGAACCTTCAGCTAAATACCAACCAAATAATTCAGCCAAATCATGAGGATCAAAACCAAAAATATTTTCAGTCTCTCCGCCTTCCCAAACACCAGTAAGAGGAACAAGCATTTCGCTTTTATTCCAAAGCTCTTTAGCTGTTAAACGCTGCAATCCTTCATTGTTGCGTCTACGCTTCTTAGCTATCATCTGATGATTTTCAGTAACACGCATATTTATAGACTGACTGAAGAAATGATATAATTCTTCAGCATAAACTTTTGGTATAGCTTGAACAGGTTGCCATTCTAAAATTCCAGCTTCATCTTTGCGCGTCATAACAACGTCACCAACCTCTACAGCGTCAATCCTTTTCCAACCTTTATCAGTTAGAATTTCAGTGTCCCTAGACAAAGGACCACCGGGAAGTTGATAGGAATGATATTTGGTTCCTATTCTACCTTGTTCAAAATCAGCATGATTTCCAATTCTAAAATCATACTTATCCTTATTCTTTAAAACGTAAGGTAAAATTTCACCTCTATCATTAAAAATATTAAATACTGAATTAGGATTTCCTTTTTCAGTAGCAAATATAGGTTTACCCTCACTATGAGCAGCTAAAGCTTCATCAAGAGATACTTTTACAGGATCACCTTTCGTTACCTCCTTCAACTCAACCTTATTCTGTGCCAAATGCTCCTCAATCTGAGCCTTGGTAACAGGCTTACCTTTATTCTCAGCGAGGAAATCCGCTAATCCTGTCCATTGCAATTCCTCAGGCTTGACACCCGGCTTATTGCCCAAAGTCCCAAGCCATTGCTCACCAGTCATTTTAGACTGTGAGACTTGCTTAACGTTATGCTCTAATGCTGAGAAGAAAGGGTTTGCTGCTTTCATCGCTTCAATTGCAGTTCCGGGTTTTGAGCTATCAGCAAATAACGTACTAGTTAAAGCCCCGTACTTTCCCGCCTGAGGGTCAATCAACCCATTATCAATGCCATATTTAAGCGCATCTTCTCTGCTAAGAAAATGCCCCTTATCATTGACAAAACCAAAATTATATTCAGCTAAATCTTCACCAGACATAGCTTTCTTTTGAAAATCATTATACAAGCTATCAGGAATGATATCCTGATGCTCTTGACCGGGTTTGCCCTTGTATAGCTTTTCCTTATGCCTCAAGGCAGGACGTAGCGAGGGGGTGGCATTTAATGTGCCGCCAGCTCCACCCAATCCACCAGTACCCGCCAAAGCGGACATTTCTTGTGCTGCTTCTACCATTTGTGGGGAAGTATGGACGTCCCCCGACTTAGGGTCAATAGACCATTGTGGGATTTCACCACTCATGACATTACCAGCAGCAGTAGTTCCAGCCCTTAGCAGCTTCTCAGGCCAAAGCTGCATACGCTTTTCATCATCCCTAAACAGGGAATTTAAAATTTTGTCAATATTGTTACTAATAGGCGTAGCAGGAGTATCAGTAGGAGCAGCTACAGGCTGAGCACCTACAAAGTTTCCCATAGGGTCATAATCAGTTAGTTGAGATAATTTTGGCATATTTTTAAAATTCTATGTTGACATTACGATAGAACCTGATACAGTAAGCAAATCAACTAAAGGAGCTAAACATGATGCGTAACGGTTTGTCTTACTTTGAAGCTTCTAACAACGCTAACAACATTGCTAAGAAAGCTTATAACAATGCTGTTAATAATGGTGCTACAGAAGATATGGCAAAACATGAGGCTTTTGTAGCATACGAAAAAGAAATGTCTTGGTATGAAAGAAAGGAGGGCTAGTCCCTCCTTATTCAGCCGGGGCATTTTGCTTCACAACCTCATGATATTGCCCATTGCGTTGAACGTAATGCTTACCGTCAGCAGCCATGCGGGAACCGGGTATCTCAGGAATGCTGTCCACATCGTCAGCCGTGCCCTCTGGTAAGCCTATCGGCTCCCCGCCCTGATCCCTACCCCTGAGGCTTTCAATCTCCTCAGGCGTGTCCGCTCCCGGCCCTCCAGCCTGCAAAATCTCCATCAAGGTTTGCCGGATGACAGGCTGAAGCTGTTCCACCGAAATACCGGGGCCAGCATTACCCGTTGCTGTCAATCTATCAGTTAAGGCTTTAAAGTCCTCTCTGATTTCCATAACAGCAGTCTTAGTTTCGCTCAACATCTGAGCACGTTCTTTAATCGTCAGTTCTCTATTCTTGTTTTCCAACTCCTGATTGAGCTTAGCAATCTCAGCCAATTGCATTTCAATCTGCTGAGCAGCTTGGTTCATTGTCTGCTCAATGGCAGGGTCAATACCATCACCAGTAATATTCTTTGGGATGATCTTACGCCAACGCTGAGCCAATACTTGAGCTTCAGGAAAATCAGCAACTTTCCATAAGATATCGCCAGCAATACCCATAAACTGCTCATTCTGTGCAGCGATTTGGGTAAGAGCATTAAACGCTTCTTGACGCCTAGTAGCAAATGAAGGCCCTACATCCGATTGAACGTCATATATGCCCACATTAGGAT